TATTGTTAATAAATAAGTAAAATCTTTCTTACTTGTATCCTCTCTTTCGCTTCCAAATAGTTTTACAATGGCTTTGTTTTCTGCGTTTGCTACAATAATTGAATATTGATTTTTATAGTTATATTGTGCGGCGCTTATTAGGTATTGTTCGCCTTCCGTGCATGCTGTAGTGCCCGATATAAAAGTACCATAACTTGGACCTGTGACAACATTAACGTTGTTATTGTCATCAACCGTGTAAATAGACGGATAATCAATGTTAAGAGTTACTTCCGCAACTTTTTCGATGCTCTCGAGCGCTAAGTTAACTGCTTTATTTTGCGTATCAAACTTATTACCTACAATTCCAGCATCAGCCGCCGCACCTGTTATAGTCAATGATGTATCAATAGGTGGATTACTTGGATTCGTTATATGTTCTGTTAACCATTTATTCGTTTCGCTTTCTGCGGACGGTTTTATTAATTTTTGCAGTTCTCCATTTTCTATAAGGTCGTCAATTTTTTTGTTTACCTCGGTTTGTAAATTTAGATTTGTAAAATACGTATTTACGAAATTATATAAATCCTTATAACTTTCTACTAACACCTCTTGTGCATCAAACATTTCCATTACTGTTTTAAATAGCACGGTAAATTTATTATCTAAACTTAATGTGCCGTTGAAGTCGTACGGAATACCTCTTACATTAGCAATAATTTCGCACGCTTGCTGAATCATTTCGTTTAAGTCAGGCACGTTTGGAAAATCCGGTAAATTATTGGTCATCGCAATACCTCCTAATCATACATTTGATAAAACAACTCTTTACAATTATCGCATAATCGCTTGTTGATATTAACAATAATATTGCGATATTTTGCGATCTCATCGGAATAACTTCCGACAAAACCGCTTTCCGTTATTTTATCATTATTATTTGCGGTAAAATCTTTTGTTTCTGTATCTTTTCCGGTATGTTCTCCGTTATTAACTGTATTCGTTACCGTTCCATTTGTTCCATTGCTTTCCGTTTTTCCCCTATCCATACCGGATGCATAATCAGTTCCTGCAAAATTTACCTGTGGAAGATCAGAATGTATAGATTGATTTTCGTTTGTCATCTGTGAGCTTGTGTTACTATCAAGTGCAACGGTATCTTTATGCGTGCTTTCCGAATTATTCACCCCACTTGTGTTTTCCTGTCGCGTCATTTTCGTGTCACGCTCAAAAACATGATTTTTTAAAGGGTTATAGTCAAAAGTCATACTTTTGTACAACTGCTCATAATACGGCATGTTTAATGTTAGTACTCGTTGCAAATGATACCGAAATTCTCCAATCGTTTCCGTTCCGAGCTGTTCCCGAAAATACTGCAAACAAAAAGTTTTTTCAAATTTTTCTTTCAGTTCTGTGTATTCCGGTGCATCACCCGAAACATAAAAAGGATAAGAAAACGAAAATACCAATTTACGCGCCTGCTCTATCATGTCGTCGATCGTCTGATTTTTGAGTGGGTTTAAAGTGTTTTCAGCAATGATAAACTGTTCCATAGAATTTGTCACTGTTTTTGTTTCGTATGGATAATATAAAAACACGTTATTCCTCCTCTCCAATGTTTTCCGGCTCGCCGTTATTGCTCGCATTGCTACGTTTAAATTCATCCGGCGCGTTAATATTCGTAACCATTTTACTATTAAACCTCACATGCATATCAAGACCAAACATTTCGTTTGCGGCATCAAGCCCGCGCTGAATGCAAGCGATATTTCCATTTCTTGACATTTCAATTTCACCGTCGTTATAGCTTGTTTCTGCGGATACCAGCCGTTCCGGTTTCTCAACACCGCTCGCTTCAATGCCTAAGTCCGCTAGCGTTTCTGCCACTTCTCGCAAGCACGCAGTATCAAGCTCATTAAATAAGGCTTTAACGCCTAAATCAATCGTTTCTGTAGCAACCTGCGATTTAAAATCTTTTTTTACACGGATAAACGGGATATTCTGCACCCATTTATGCAAAAAATTGTCAACCGTTAACTTCTGTGAGCTGTCTGCGCTTACAAGAACAGGCGTCCTTTGCTGAATAACGTTAACTCTGCACGATGCTTTCTTTTCTGCAAGTGACTGGCAATGCAGAATAATACCATTAATTTCTGGAATCAAAAACGGACGCGCACATAAAAGTACGCTATCGTCTTTATCTGCATTTTCGTAGTAACTCCCGTTCATCCCATAGGCAATCCGATCCATCGGAATTCCGTAAACGTCCGGTTCTCCTACAAGATTAACGCCAAAAACTCCATATAGATCATCCACCACAGGAGCTTTTTTAAACAAACACAACCCATTCCACAGAAAATAGCTATTCAGCACGCGCGGCGGAATTTCTTTTGGCAGTCCGTCATACTCATAGCGCGATAATGCAAGATTCACAAATTTCTGGAAATAGTAATCAAAATACTGTTGTTCCACGGGACTTGTATTTTCGTTTCCTGCGCCGTTATTCCAGACTGCTTTGTTTGGCACTCTGAATTTGTTATCATACAATTTTATCACCTCCTAGTTATTTTCTAATCCATAGTTGCCAACATCGTCCGTGTGCCAAAACGTTACGCCCCGATTAAACATCGCTTGCAAAAAGTTGATATCATCTAATACACCCGCCCCATGTAAGCCGCAATTAACCGTTTTTACAAAATTCCAATTTGATCTTCCTGTAATATTAGGCACTTTGATTCTGTGTGTGGCGTATCCATACATTGTAAAGTAATCATCAATGTTTTTCGCCATCTGTGCCGTTACACTCATTACATGCAAATGAATTTGGCTTCCAAACAATGCGGCGGCAACGTAACTGCCGCTTGAATTTCCTTTTGCAGTGGGGGGAATAAGATCATGGCTTTCTTTTTGTGCGTTGATATTTTCGTTAAGCAGATAACTTGAACTTGCCGCGGAATAGATACTTTCTAGCCCTGTACCTAAATTTCCTGTTAATGCCCCTACCAGACCATTCGCCAGATTTCCTATTTGCGAAAAAGAATTTTGCTTTACTGCGTAGTCCCACAGTGGACTGCTTTGCGCCAAAAACGCTTGATAGCTGTCGTTAGTCCACGCACACTGCGGGAAATTGTTTAGCACAAAACCGAATTGTGAAAAGCCCCCGACGTTTTTATATTTTCGCGGTACGATAAAAACCGAAGGAATATTTAACTGCACTCCATATACATTAAAAGTCAAACTTCCATTTTCACCAAATTCGAAATTATACGTATGCTGTACTCCAGAGCCATCGTTTACTAAACAATAACAATAGGGGTACTGAAAAAGCTTATTGTTTTTTGGCGTGTACCCGTCAATTTTTACAGGCTGTATCGTCTCATTTGTGTACGCGGTTTTGTCCGTTTGAAAACATGCCTCAGGAGCTTGATAAACATTAACGATAGCATCTCCGTTTCCACTATTCACATAATTTTGTATCGCGCTAATTAGATTCGTATAATCAGTTTTCCGCACATACGTCAAGCCAGATAAAATACCCTGTATATTTACAGGCACGATATTGGTTCCATTTTCATCCGCGCTCGCACTTAGACAATATTGTGTAGCGCCAAGATTTAGAATTTTAGAATCTTGTGCATTATCTACATACTCTCCCGTTTCTAGATTTTCGGGAACGAGATTAACACCAACTACATCAGCACTTTTGTCTACATGTTCTCTTTCCACAAAGCACGGTTCTAACTCCAGCCCGTAAAAACTATTCTGAAAACGATCTGGCTCAAAAAAGATTTTGAATGAATTGTCACTCATCCATTCCACGCGTGTGATAAATCCAAAAAACCATTCCTCCGAGTACGGCAAATTCTGAAAAGCAAGATAGTTGCACTTCAAAATCTCGTTTTCATTCCCCTTGCCTCGATAACTCAGCTCTCCAAATCTCACGGGAGTAGACTGTGTATAAGTCTTGACCGCTTTTGCTCTCACATGCGCAAGACATCCGGTTTTACCATTGTCGTAATACCGGACATGCTCGTAATCATTGCCCCATTCAATTCCCGATGCCAAAATCACCGTAGTTTGAGGGGCAACCGCCGCCACATTACTTTGTGACGGCATTGGAATAAAATTATCCATAAGTTACCCCCTACGATTAGTCTGTAGTAAACTTGATTGTCGCTGTTTTTGACTTATCATAACGGCTTGTTACCGTTACGGAAAGTGTGCTTCCACCCGCTTTGTTTTTCAATCCAGTCTCATTTTTAGCGATACGTAAAATCGTAGTGCCCGGAATGACAAAAGTATCTTCGGACGAATTGCCTTCCACAACATAATCTACTGCCTTATCTGCTACACCTGTAGATGTCACTGAGAAGTTAGCAGAAAAATCTACGTCTGATCCAACTGAAACGTTACCTTTTGCAGTAGCATTAATACCAGATACAACCACGCTTTCCGTTGTGAAAACGATGATCGGATAAAACGGAGAATAAGAAAACATCTCTTTAACCGTGTAAGTGCTGTTCCAGCGCAGTCCACGGTTGACATTATCTTGCACCATCATGCGATACTGCTCTCTGATCTTAAAAAACCGCTTGTCTACCAGTACCGCCACGATTCCCTCAGCATCGTTAAAGTTGTCGATCAAAATCTGTTGAGCCTGCGGAATCATCCGATCCAGATTATACGCACTTGCGTAAGAATCAACATTCATGGCGGCTTTGGTGTCCGGATCGACAAAAAGTAAAATGTTATCTTTGCTCGGTGCCGATTTTGCGCCAGCGTAGGTTTTCAG